GTGGCGAGCACCTCGAGCGTGGCCCAGACGCTGACGCTCAAGCAGGGCGATGCGTCGAACGCCGTCACCGAGAACGTGACCGGGTTCACGGGCGACATGAAGCCGGCGGCCTACGCCGGGCAGACGGTGTCCACGACCATGACGATCTCGCGCATCGAGGTGGATTGCCGTGGCAAGAAGCGTTACCTGGCCGTCGCAACGTCGCCAAACACCGACGCGGTGATCGTGATCTCGGCCCGGCTGTCGCGGGCCGAAGAGGCCCCGTACAACGCCGCCACGAAGGGCGTGTCGGTCAACACGGCCGGCTGACGCTTGACACTCTGAGCACACTGGACGGCTGGCAGGGCACAACGCTCTGCCAGCCGTTTTCTTTTGGGTCACGCACATGCTCGTCAAGGTCGGCGGTTCGCAGGTTGACGTTCGGGTCGAGGCTGTGTTCTCGATGCCTCGGCTGGGGTTCAACGACAATTTCTTTACCTGGGCGCAAGCCCTCATGCCGCTGGGCATCAGACCAACAAAAGTTACAGGATGTTTTTGGGATCAATGCATGGAGCGTGTGTTTGAGCAGTTCGTGGACAAGTGCGAGTATCTGCTCACGATCGACTACGACACCTTTTTCACCAAGGAAGACGTGGAGCATCTCTTCGCCCTGGCCATGACGTTTCAATGCGACGCCCTTACCGGGCTGCAGTGCAAACGTGAAGACGGGCGGCCGATGATGACGCTCAAAGGCACGCTCAACAATCCGCCGAAGAACGGCGAAACGACGCTGCCGATGGACTGGTTCGCCCAGCCCGTGCAAGAGGTGGACACCGTGCATTTTGGCTGCACCGTGATCTCGACGGCCGCCCTCAAGCGAACGCCGAAGCCGTGGTTCTATTCCAAGCCGGGCCCGGACAACTCGTGGAATGACGGCAGATTAGACGCCGACATCTACGCCTGGAAGAACTTCCGCGAGGGCGGCGGCAACCGAGTCTTCGTCACGCCTCGCGTCGTCCTGGGCCACGGGGAATACATGATTACCTGGCCGGGAAAGAAGTTTGCCGCGCCTGTCTACCAGTATTCGACGGACTTCTGCAACACGCTGAAACGCCCCGAAACTGCATGGAGTGTGCCCGAGGAATGAAAATAAGAATGACCCAAAGCTACCGCGTCTACCGGCGTGGCCAGGTGCTGCCCGACGTGCCCGATGGCATGGCGAACGACTGGATCAGACGCGGCCTGGCTATCGAAGAGACGCAGCAGGAAATCGAGACGGCGGCCCTGGAGCCGGTGGTCGAGCGGGCCGACGCCACCTTGAAGCGAAAGCGTAAGCCGTGAAGTACCGCAGCCTCACCGTCGCCACTGCCCCGGTCGCCGAACCCGTGACGCTCGCGCAGGCGAAGGCGCACTGCCGCGTGGACACGAGCGACGACGACACCTACATCGGCACGCTCATCACGGCTGCCCGTGAGTGGGTGGAGGAGTATCTCGACCGGGCAATCGTCCACCAGCGTCTCACGATGCGTATGGACGCCTTCCCCTACGAGATCGAGCTACCACGCCCGCCGATGGCTACGGCCGGCACAACGACGGCTGTGGTGGTCACGTACACGCTGGGCGACGACTCCACCACGACGCTGCCCGAGGCGAACTACCGGGTGGACCGCAACAGCACGCCCGGCGTGGTGCGGCAGCTGCGGGCCGGCACCTGGCCGGCGAACTTGGACGACTACAACGCCGTCACCGTGACGTGGTGGGCGGGCTACGGGGCAAGCGGCTCAAGCGTCCCCGTGGCGATCCGGCACGCCGTCCTGATGCTGGTGGCGGAACTGTACGAGCGACGCATGGCGACCGGCCAGGGCGTCACCGAGGTGCCGTACGGCGTCAAAGCTCTGCTCGACTCGCAGCGGTGGGGCTCCTACCGATGATCGACGCCGGCAAGCTCCGCGAGCGAGTGACGGTGCAGATCGCCAGCGGTGCCACCAATTCGCTCGGCGAGCAAGTCCTGACGTGGAGCAACTCGTCGGCCGTGTGGGCGAGCGTGGAGGGCGTGACGGCCCGCGAGTCGCTGGGCCTGGGCCAGCAGGAGATCGCCGTGACCCACCGTGTGCGGCTTCGCTACCTGCCGGGCCTGACGCAGAACATGCGGCTGTCGTGGCGCAACCGCACGCTGGACATCGTGAGCCTCCTCGAGCGAGGCAACCGCAGCGAGCACGAGATTATCTGCCAGGAAACGGTGCCCTAATGGCGAACGTGTTTGCCGGCGGCACCGACAGGCCGCTCATCAAGTTTGCGCTGGGGCGTGGCAAGAAAGCCAAGGCCCTGTTCGCGGTTGAGCCGCTGGCAGACATCGTGGCCGAGCTCAAGAAACTGCCACGAGAGATCAGCACCAAGTTCCAGCTGCGGGCCCTGGAGCGTGCGGCAAAGCCTGGCCAAGAGGCCCTGCGGCGAAACGTAGCGTCGCTCGGCGAAGTGACTGGCAACCTGCTGGCCAGCGTCACCAGAGCCAAACGCAAGTACAGCAACAACCGTGCCAACCTGCCCATTGGCGTCGTGGTCGTGGGTTTCCGGCGTCCGGTCAACAGCAAGAGCCAGAAGGGTGCCACGCCGGCGTTCATTGGCGGCACCGTGCTGAAGGGCCCCAACAGGGCCTATCACTCGCACCTCGTGGAGTACGGCACCAAGGCCAGGACGCCGGGCTTTAAAACTAAAACTATTCGGCGCGGTCGCGTCATTTTGGGCGGCCGAATTCGCACAAGACTGGAATTCCGAGAGAAGGTTTCCGACAACCGTAGCGGCGTGCTGTCGTCGTTCAAGACGCGAGGCCCGTTTTTCCGGCCTGGGCAACGTCGCTACCCGGTGGACTTCATCGCCACCGGCCAAGTCCGTGGCAGCCCGCCGCGCCGGCCACTGACGCGGGCTTTCCAGGCCACGCAGGGCCAGATGCAGAGCATCCTCGACATTGAGATGCGGAAGTCGCTGCAGGCGGCCATCCGGGCGACGCAGAAGAAATACGGAGACTTCGGCCTATGAAATCCCCGGAAGCGGTTCTCCGCACCGCCCTCGTTGGCACCACTGCCGTCACGTCGCTCGTGGGCACCCGGATCTACCCCGTGCTGGCCCCGGCTTCCGCCTCGCTGCCGTTCGTGACCTGGCGTCGCACGGGCATCCAACGGGAGCAGACGCTCGGCAACCCCATGGGCGTGCCTCGGGTGACGCTGGAATACAACGTCTTCGGAACCACCTACGACCAGGCTCGTTCGGTGGCCGACGCCATGCGGAAGGTTCTGGATGGGTACGGCGGGACGGCGGACAATACGGTAGTGGATCAAGTGTCGCTAGAAAACGAGAGCGACGACTTCGTTTCACTCGGCGGGGCCGAAATGCCGCCGGCGTATCAGATCACGCAATCCTACGACATCCGCTGGCAGGAGAGTTGATACATGGCCACGACGCCGCATGGTAGTTCCGGCACGACGTTCGCTTTCGGTGGCACGACTTTTACTGTCACCAGCATCACATACACGCTCGGAGCGACTGGCGGCGGCGCGGACAACATCGACATTTCGCACCTCGGCCAGACGACCGGCGAAAGCGTAAAGAGTCTTGCGCGTCCGCTGGTTGGAACGCAGGGCGGCGACACGGGCAAGACCGTAAGCATTGAGTACATTGGCACGAACGCCATCGCTCAAAACGCCAGCGGCACGCTGACGATCACGGGCGGCATTTCCGTGTCTGGCACCGCGACCTGCAACAGCTCGGCGGTGACGCTGTCCGTCAACGACGTGATCCGGGGCTCGGCAGAGTTCCAGTTGGCTTGAGCCACGGAGGTTTCCGTGGCCACGTACTCGACTGGGATAGCCGCGACCTGGGGCTCAGTTGCGTTTACCGAGGTCGTAGATCTCTCGTGGACGTACGGCGGCGAGAACGTCCTGCGCGGTGCGGGGCTGTTCAACTTCTCGCACGGCAGCGTGTCGATGGTCGCGCTAGGCGCGACGCCGACGATTGCCAACATCGGCCAACGCAACACGCTCACCATCACGGGCGGCGGCGTTGGCTTGACAATAAAGGCATTATTGAAATCTGTAGGTGCGTCTGCCGAAGTGAACGGCGTGACTCGCACCGCCGTGGAGTTCGACATCTTCGAGGATTGATTCCATGCCAGTGCTCACCAGGGACCAAATTGATTCCGCACACGACGCCAAGATTATTCGCGTGCCTGCGTTTGGTGGCGAAGTGTGCATCCGGCTGATGACGGTCGGCGATCGTGACAGCTACGAGGTAAAGCTGCTGGACGCCCAGTCGCAATCTGTGCCTGTCATTCCCGACTTTCGCTCGGAGCTCTTGGCTCGCTGCATCTGCGACGAAAAGGGCGTGCTGCTGTTTCCCGGCACCGAGGGAGTTGAGGCCCTCAAGCGTCGCAGCGTGGACGAGATGCACGGGCTGTGGAAAGCGGCGCTCAAGCACAACGCACTGACCGAGGAGGAGATCACGAAGCTAGCGGGGGAATGAACGCCAGGCCGAGCTTGCGGTTTAAGTTCGACCTGGCCTCGCACCTCAAGAAAACGGTGGCGGAAATTGACGCGATGGACTCCCGCGAGTTCTCGCAATGGATTGCTTACAGCCGCTGGTTTCGACCGCTCGACAATCCTTGGACGCAAACGGGGTGGCTGGCGTGGGCGGCCTTGGCACCGCACTGCAAGAAGCCACCAGAGCCGGCCGACTTTATTCCCGTGGAAGGCAACGCACCGCAGCACCCGACGCAGATCGCAGAAACACTCAAACGAATGGCGGCCGACCTGGCCCAGAAATGACCGATGGCATCGAGACTTGGCATATCGTTTCAGTTGTCGGCGTCTGCCACGGGCATGGCCCAGGGCATCAACGCCGGCGTGGTCGAGCTGCAGAAGCTCGGGTATGCGGCCAAGCAAACGGCGCGTGACGTTTCGACGCTCAAGACGATTGAGATTTCGCGGGCGTTTATCAGCGGCATCTCGTCGATCGCCAACACCTTTTCGGCGTTTACGAGCGGTGCGGCAAATAGCATCGACGCCACGGTCAAGCTGTCGCGAAGCCTGGGCGTGTCGTTTCAAGATCTGCGAAACCTGCAGGTCGCCGCCGATCTGTCTGGTGCCTCGAGCGAGGCTCTGGCCAAAGCTTTCACGCGGGCCCAGGTGACGATCGCGCGGGCCGGCGCTGGCAGCAAGGAAGCTCGCGCCGCTCTCGCTGGGCTGGGCCTGAGCGTGCAGGACTTGGCCACGCAGACGAGCGTGCAGCAGTTCTCATCGATTGCCTCTGCGATCACAGCCATTCAAAACCCGGCGCAGCGTGCAGCTGCTGCGGTTGCCATCTTTGGGGGAGCGGGTGCCGAGTTGCTGCCGACGTTCCGCGAGTTGCCGGACAACTTGCAACGGGCGCAGGAATTCTTTGGCGGATTCTCAAGGACGCTTAACGACACCGACGCCAGCAAGGTCAAGGAAATTAACGATGCCTTTGGTCTGGCGTCTGAATCGCTCCGCGAGCTCGCCGGCCGGCTGTTGGTCGAGCTCAATCCCGCACTGACTCGGGGCGCTCAAGAGTTCGTCAAATTTGTGCAAAGCATCAACGTACCGGACGCGGCCCGGAACGTCGAAAGCCTGCTGTCCGACCTTGCGGTCACGCTGTCGGCAGTGGCTAAGGCTGCGGTGCCGCTGGCTTCAAACCTGCTGCCGTCCATCGGCGCTGGATTGGCGTTCATCAACAGGCAGGCCATCGGCTCTGCAATTACAACGCTGGCGGGTGCGTTTGTTGCATCGGCAAAGGCCGCGTTTGGCTACTCGGCTGCGGTAGGCACGGCGGCAGCCGCAACGGTAGGCCTCGGGGCTGCCATCCGAAGCACGCTGATTTCCACCGGCATCGGTGCTTTGGTCGTTGGACTTGGACTTGCTGCCGGGGCGTTGGCGGAGTGGGCGCTCGCGGCAGACTCAAGCAGCGTTGACGTAAGTGTTGCCGTCGAAGATGCCAACAAGGCGATGCGGCAGTTTGCAGTGGACACAGACGCCGCCGGCGTTGCCGCTTTCAACCTCGGCGAGAACGTCAAGAAAGCCCTAGCTGTCCCTGCCAGCATCAGCATCCGCGAGTTCGCCGAAGGCTCGCTCAACGAGGCTCGTGGTGCCATCGTGGCTCTGGCCAAGGATCTCGGCGGCTTGGACCAAGTGCCGACCAAGATTCTCGACCAGTTCAACCAAATTAAGACGTTCGCCGAGGGTCTGTCGCCTGACGCCATTGACTGGTATCAGAACCTGCAGAAGGTGGACGTGCAGGCCAGGGGCCTCGCGGAAACGCTCCGCAAGCTGGCGGAAGGCCGCAAGCGCGACGCCGACGCAGCCAAGGCTGCAGCCGACGCATCGAGCAAACTTGCAGAAGAGACGCGCAAGCGCGTGGCCGAGCTGTCCACGCAAGGACTGAGCGGCGCTGAGCAAGCACGGCTGAAGGCCGACAACGACCGGCTGGCGATCCTCGATGAAGAACGGAACGCCAGAGCGGCGTTGGCACAGGCCGAACGGCAGTTCGACATCGCCGGAATCCTGGCCGCAGAAGAGCGATTGCGGCTGGCCCAGGCGGCTCGCCAAACCGTGCAGCAGCAGGCCCGCGACCAGAGGTTGCAAGAGCTTGGCGTCGATCAAAAAATCCTTAAGCCGGCCGCGTCTGTAGCCGACCAGTTCAAGGCCGTGCGGCAAGCGTTCAACGAAAAGCTGATTGACGGCGGCGAGGCTCGCGAAGCGTTGCGGAATCTGGCTGCGGAAGGAATCGAGATCCGCCGCAACATCGACGCCGAGCTGCGACGCCCTGCAAACCGTGCCCTGGAGGTGAGCGACATTCGCTCGCAGCAAGGCATCGCCCAGTTCCTCGGGCTGGCCACGGGCCGCGAAGATCCTGCGATTGCTCAACAGCGAGAGCAGCTGGCGAAGCTTGAAGAAATTCGCCGGGCTCTCATTGCCATTGGAGCGAACCCCGTAGACATCTTGGGGGCGTAGCCGTGGCAGTCACCTCATTCCGCGAAGTCATCCCGCGAACGTTCACGCATCGCTTCGGCGAGGCACCAACGGCTGAGCGCAAGTTCGTAGCCACCGTGGACGAAGCCACGCCTACGCAGCAGGTGCTCAACGCCATCGGCATTTTCCATGGCAGCAATCACCCGGAATACCCGTACCTGCGATGCCTTAACGGTTCTTTCAGCGAGCCGGATAGGTTTCACGTCGAGGCCACGTTCTCGTACGAGTTGCCGGCAGTTGGCAGTGCAGAGCTAGATCCGAACCCACTGGCACGCCCGGATGTGTGGAGTTTCTCGACCGGTGGCGCTCAGGTGCCAGCGTTGACGTACTACCACGGCAACGGCAATGGCACCCTGCGGCCCCTGGTCAACGCGGCTCACGATTTCTTCGAGGGCCTCACCACGCTCGAGGCCGAGGTGCGTGCCACGATTGCTTGGAACCGTGCTGCTTTTCCAGCAGACGTAGCGGCAGCCGTGACAAACGGCATCAATGCGTCTAGCTACTTGTGGGGACCGAAACATACGTGGCAGTGCGCCGGCATTTCGGCCAGCAAGCAATATGAAGTTGTGAACGGCATTGAGATTGGGTACTGGAGCGGCACGACGGAGCTCGTCTACAGGGCTAGCGGCTGGAACTTGCTGCTGCCGCATGTCGGCTTTAACTGCCTAGACGGCACCGACAAAGTGGAATGCCTTGTGAAAGGCAAGGAGGCAGGCGACGCAGACGTGGCTGCGTCTACTCCTCAAGCGTTGAACGAAGACGGCACGCAGAAATTCCCTCCAGGCGTTCCGCAGGGCGTGCCAGACATTTTGGTTCGCCGAGTATTTCCTGAGATCAATTTTGCGCCGTACTTTGGTTTCCCGCCCGCATAAGGACTAGGCAATGCCCGACATCAACTACTCGATCAACGGCCAGGTCACGAAGGGCGCTCTGTCGCAGTCCTTCGCCGCGTCTGGCGTCACCGCCGACATGGCCACGGCTGGCGTCCTGAGCGTGACGCTGAACCTTGGCACGGCCACGACGCAAGTCTCGACTGCCACACTGGGCTCGCTCGGCGTGTGCTTTGCCAGGTCGCTGGCGACGACGACGAC